TCGCGCAACACATCCGCATCGCTTCACCCACTACGATCCGATTGAGGATACTGAAACGCCGTAAAAAAAAAGCTAGTCAAGTGACTGGCTTTTGCTTCACCCACTACGATCCGATTGAGGATACTGAAACCGCTGGAGATGGCAACTGGCCGATGGTGTTTCGTTTGCTTCACCCACTACGATCCGATTGAGGATACTGAAACGGGAAATTGTAGAACTGGCTTACCAGCCACAGAGCGCTATTACCGAAAGCAAGAAGAAAGGCGGGACGCGCTTTGAGGAAGCCATCGAGCCAGGGCGGATCGAACTGCTTGAGGCAAAGGACGAGAAGAAGGGGACGCGCCGCATACGGATCAATGAATTGATCGTGGCGAATGTTGTGAATGGAAATAGGCGTCTTTATGAACCCGAGATCGTCGAGGCGATGGTTGCTGATTGGCAGACTCATCTTCACGAATCGGCGGGGCAGGGACGTTTGAAGGTGCTGACTGGCGAGGCTGATCATCCAACCGACAAAGGCAAGAAACGCACTGAGTACCTTGAGACAGTTGTCCGCTGGGACAAACTGGATTGGGACGGTAAGCGGCTCGATATTGAGGGCGATCTTATCCTGACCAGCAAGGGCAAGGACGTTGAGATCCTAATGGAAGCTGGCGTTAGACCAGGCGGCAGTATCCGTGGTATTGGCGAAAGCAAAGTTGAAAAGGTCAACGGGCAGAAGGTCGAGAAAGTTTTGTGGCTCTCGATGAATGGCGTTGATCTGGTTGGTGACCCGTCATTCAAGAATGTGGCGGAATTACAAGAATCTATCAAATTACAAGGAGATGAGGCAATGAACCTCGAAGAATTATTGAAACTCTTACGTGAGAACCCTGATGCGTTTGCAGGTATCACGGAAGCCCAATTGAAGAAAATGGGCGCGGAACAATTGAAGACCATTGAAGAGCAGGTCCGCTCGGCTTTGGGCATTGGCGCGGGCGAGAACATCGCCGAGTCGTTGAAGTCGCTCAAAGACAAGGCTGGCAAGTTTGAAGAGAGCCAGAAGCGCGGCGAGATTGAAGCTGCGATCACCGAAGCGACCAAGGAACTTCCGTTCGGCAAGGAATTGAACGAAGCCTTTACCGAGTCCATCAAGGACGCGAAGTTCAACAGCGCGGATGAGGTGAAGACCTTTGCCGAGAGTCAGCGCAAGGTGTTTGGGAAGCTGGCGTCCAGCAAGAAATTGCAAGGCATGGGTTTCACTGGTAAGACTGGCGTACAGGTGCTTGGCGATGTGCTTGAGAATGAGACTGGCACACCCGAGTTTGCGCGTGTGGCGTTCGAGCTGACCGAATCAGTCCGCAAGCACGAAATGCGCGCGAAGACCACATTGGTTTTACGCGCAGAATCTCCCGCGGCTGTTTTGACCGAGATGCTGCTTGCTCAGTACGACAAGCAAAATATGCGCCATTTGATTGCCGAGGCGAAAGCCTTTGAGGAGGCGGAAAGCACCAGCGACCTGAACCTGCCATACAGCGTGAGTCGCGCCGTGATTGCCGAGGCATACCCGAACCTGGTAGCCGCTAACATTTTTGATTTCGGCATCATGGATCAAAGCCCGATGAATATTTTTTACGAAACCTTTTCAGGCGAGACTGGTTTCAGCGTGACCATCACCGATGAAGTGGAAGCTGGCGGCGCGGAAGATGTTTGGTACGACCTCGCGCAGAAGAACATCATCCCTGGCACAGTAACCGTGACCAGCAACCCCGCAGGCACCACGTATGTGGAAGGCACCGATTTTGTGATCGATTATGAATTGGGCAAGATCAGGCACATTGCCGCTGGTTCAGTGGGCGCGAATGATGTTTTAGTGACATATACCTACCACGCCACTCGCAAGGGCGAAGACGCCGAGATTGAGCGCGCCAAGACCACCATGGCGTATCAGACCATCACCGCCGCCGCTGACCGCCTGGCTGATTACATCACCCACGAGGCAATTGTGTTCAGCCGCTCGCAGATCGGGTGGGATGCTGTCGGTCGCACGATGGCAAACCTGATCCGTGAATTGCGCCGTGATAAGGATCGCCGTTTGATCGAGAAGGCTTTGGCAGTTGCTCTTTCGGTTGCGAGCAATAAGACTGCCGCCTGGGATATCAGCGATGCGGTCTATCTCGATTTTGTGAAACGCATCGGTGAGGCGAAGGTGAAGGTTGTGAATCGTTTCTATACTCCGACCTCGCTGGTGATGAGCGCGACCAACTCGGATTACCTGAGCAATTGGGATGGCTTTACCCGTGACGGTTTCACCAATGCCGAGTTGAATGCGGCTGGTTTCGTCGGCAGAGTAAAGGGACTCAATGTTTGGGAGACCCCTGAAATGCGCGATACCTTCAATCTCGTGCTGGATCGCGGCATTTTGATGCACCGTATCTTCCAGCCAATGCTGATCAAGGGACCGTTCCCGACCTACAGCAACGGCAAACTGGTTGCGGCAGAGCAATACTATGCCGAGGAATATAACGCTTCACTCGCCCCGATTGGCGGCAAGGGTAGTGTAGTCCCGACACAGGCATAACGAGCAAAGATGAATTATGAAGGATGAAGGATGAATAATCCTTCATCCTTCGGAGATTTTGAAATGCCCACTATAAAAAATACTGGAAAACGAGATCGGATGGTTGCGGATCGGATTTTGAAGCCAGGTGATTCGAAGCCTATTACGGTGAAGCAGGCTGAACTGTTTGCGGACGATGCAGATTTTGAGATCATGGATTTGACTGACCCCAATCCCTGCCCTCCCCCAAAAAGTGGAAGAGCGTCCCGTTTTGGGGGAGGAAAAAACGGTAGTGAAAAAAATAGAGGCAGGAAGAAATGACCACGTTGGCAGTGTTGATTGCTGAATTACAAAGTGAAGTGCCCGCGGTGAATTCCGTGCCTACGGTGACGCAATATACGCAGGCGATCAAGGATGCTGTAGCGGAGTTTTCGCGGCGCTGTGGGTTGGCGAAGGTGGCAACGTTGAGCATTGTTTCAGGGACTGCCACATATAACCTGCCCTCTGATTTTTTGAAGATGATCATGCTGGAAAGCGTTTCGGGCGCGGATGGCGTGATTATTTCGGATTCGGGCATCATCCCGATTTCTGCGGATTGGGATGAAACGTACCAGATCGTGAATAAGGTCATTACGTTTTCACCAACACCTGCCTATTCGATGACGCGGGAATACCGCTACAAAATGGCGTGGGTATTGAGTGGCGCAAGCGAAAGCGAAACATACGCCGATATGGGCGAGGATGAAGCGCAGATCGTAATGCTTAAGGCGAAATCTCTTGCCAAAGAGAAGCTGGCAAATGCGCTGGCTTCAGGCGGCGGGATGAAGTATTCACTGGGAGCGGTCAGCGTTGACAAAGGTTCTGGCACAGAAACTATGACTTCTGATGTGTACAAACTGCATGGTCAATTCATCGAAGCGTGTGACCGCTATAACGGCGCGGCACTATGGATTTCGTAATGACATTTGATTGGATGCAGGCGCAGAAAGACATGCGCGCAATCCGCGCGGATAACGAGGTGTCGGTGGCGCTGAGACGTGATGTAGCTACGTTGACGGCTCAACTCATGCGGATCGAGTATGCAGGCACACGCGGTTTTCGTTTGCAATCCGATGCCGCGCGGCAGGCGAATCAGGCTGTGTTTATTTTGGGCGAACCTGACATGGATATCGCTATCGAAGACCGTTTCAATTACGGCAATGTTTTATTCAGGGTTGTGTTCATTCAACCTAATAGGCTTGCGGCTACTATCGCGGAAGCCATTGCGGTGGAGTAAAGATGCCAGCAAGCGGATTCCAATGGGTTGTCTCGCCTGATATACTTTCCAAAGGTATCAAAGACTATGGCGAGAAGGCTTTGGTTGCAATTCAAGCTGTTGCAAATTATTGGGGGCAATCTGTTCAGGATGCTTCTCGGCTCGATGCGGTTTGGGAAGATCGCACAGGCAATGCGCGTGGCGGTTTATTTTTCGCGGTGGATGGCTTCGGGATGAGTCCCATTACTGGCACGGTGACGCCTGAGGCAAAATCTGAAATGAATGATGTGACGATTGAAAGCGGCGATGCCAATACATTGATCATCGCATTAGGTCACACTGTATTTTATGGTCAGTTCCTGGAATTATCGAACGGTGGCGCATACGCCATTATTATGACAACGATTGAAGGCAACCTGCCATCGCTTGAGCGGATGATGCAGGATACCTTTAGAGGCTAATATGACATCTTTGCGTGATCGGATCAATGCGTTTATCTCACCCCCTGTGTCTGTGCTCAGCGCCACCACGGCTGAGGGCAGTGTCACCAGTTCGGCTGATGCGAGCATTGCGTTCTACGAAAAAATGAAATCAGACCGCGACCGTGCGGCGATCATCAAGACCTGCCGCAGAATGTATGACGGTGATCCGCGTGTGAAAAAAGCTCTGCGGACCTATGCCACGGATGTGGTGCGCTCTGGTTATTTTGTGAAGACGAAAAATCAACAGGCTTTGGAAGTGGCGCAGGCTTTGCAGAAGCGGCTCGGACTGAATAAAAAATTGCAGGATGCCACCCGCCTGACTGGACGTGATGGTGATTCGTTTTATGAAATCGTTGTAGATGAAAATCTCGACATTGTAAAACTATCGCGCAAGCCCACTTTGCAGATGCACCGTCATAGTAATTCATATGATGAGTTCGATAATCCGCAAAAGGCGTTTTGGATGGGCAGTGAGAATCAGATAAGCGCAGAGCCGCCAAAAAATGCGATCTGGTTTTCAAGCTGGCAGATCATTCACATTCGTTTTGAACACGACGAAGAAAAACGATACGGCACGCCGATGTGGGCTTCAGCTACGGGCGCATTCAAGCGCGTGACCGAGGGCGAGATTGATATTTCTGTGCGGCGTAAGGTACGCGCTGGGATGATCCTGCACCACGTGGTTGAAGGTTCGCATTCAGACGTTGAAACCTACAAGGAAAAAAATAAAGCCGCTGAAGATAATCCATTTGCGGCGATCCGAAATTATTACACCAATAAGCCTGGCTCGATCTCTGCAATTCAAGGTGACGCGCACCTGAACGAGATTGACGATATTGTGCATCACATTGAAACCATGTTCACCGCATCGGACATCCCGATGGAGTTGGTAGCTTATGGCGGGGACCTCAACCGCGATGTGCTGGGCGAGAAAAAAGAGGAGTATGACGAAACGCTCAATGATGGGCGTGAGTGGCTGAGTGAAGAATTTTTGAAACCGTTGCTCGAATTGCAATGGCTTTTGAAAGGCATTCTTCCCGAGAACATCCATTATGAAATTGTGTGGCGCAAGGCAAAGAATTTGACTCCGATCATGCTGCGCGATCTGGCGGATGGTCTGATGCGCTTGCGGGTGCTGGGCGTGAAGGAAGAGTTGATCCAATCCCTGCTGGCTACGTTTGTGCCTGGCATTGATATTGACATTCTCGGCGGTGACGGCATGGATAGCACAGCGTTTGCAAATAACCTCAAAGGTCTGAGCATCTAATGAAAAAGAATAAGTTTATTTCTCGTTTGGATGAAGTGGCTTTGGGCAGTTTGGATAAGGCGGCTTTCAAGGCTCTTTTGCGTTTGCAGGTTTATTTCACTGGCAGAACGCATGAGCTAATGATTGAGTTTGGAAAACAGGCTCAGGCTGTTTTGTTGAAACATGGCGATGCAGACGGCATTCTGGATGGTGCGCGTGGATTCAAGGCTCAAAGCGATTTGCTCAAAATGTGGGGGGATATATTCAAGGTCTGGCAGGATGAATTTTTGCAGGCGCGGCGCGAGGCGGCGAGTTTGCCGTATGGGGTGCTTGCGGTGAGGCATGAAAGATTGGTAAGACCAGTAATCAGTGAGCAGTTATCAGTGATCCCACAAGGGGATGATGTCAGTGAAAGTATTGAGGATGGGGTGTTCAAGCCGCAGATCGAGATTTTGTTAAATCTGGCGGCGGAATATTTATACGGCGGCAAGGCAAGAAATTTAGATGGCCGAATTTGGAATATCGAGAATGAGGGGCGCGACGCGATCAATAACGTCATCATGCAGGGCATCGCAGATGGTGACAGCGCGTGGAATATCGCAAAGAAGTTGGAGCAGTTTTTGGGCGCGGGGCAGGATTGTCCGCGCTGGACTTCGACACGTTTATATGGACGGACGGCATCTGATAAATCCGCTGGGGATACGACTGGTTTGCTCAGTGGCAATGATTGCGATGGGCGCGGCGTTAGCTATAACGCTCTGCGATTGGCACGCACGGAAATTCAAAAGGCTCATGCTCTCGCCACCGATAAGGTGCTGATGGCGCAACCCTGGGTTGAGAAAGAGCAGTGTCATTTATCTGCGGCACATCCTGAGACAGATGAATGTGATGATGTGATCGCAAACGGCGAAGACGGCAAAGGCATTTATGCAGTTGGAACAATTGAGTATCCATTACATCCACATTGTTTTTGTTTCAAGACCGCTGTATTGATGGATGAAAAACTTTTCACGAGTCAATTGAATGGCTGGTTGAAGGGTGAGAGTTGGCCTGAGATGGATGCGTACAAGTCCATAATCGGCGGGAATGAAACCATTTCGTTGATGCCTGATGCCGCAAGTTTGGCGGTCTGGTTGTTCGGCGATGAAGACAAATTGAATGGATTATTGCAATGACATTATCCAGCGACATAAAAACAGTCTTGACCGTAAACACAGCATTGATGGCTTTGCTGACTGGTGGGATCCACATTGACGTGG